TCTTGTGTATGGAAACCTGGTTTATCTCCAATAGAGATTTCTAAACCTAGTTTATCCGCTGTCTCCTTAAGTTTATCCATATCAATACCCATAGTATCTCCTCCTATACTATAAATTATATCATATTACTTATCTTTTAACAACTCTTTTAACTTATTAACCTCAGCAATACTATTATCTAACTCATTAATCTTACTATCTAATTCAGCAATCTTATTTTCATAGTCCTCTTGTAAAGCTTTAGTTTCTTTCAACTGGTTATCTAGCTTAGTTTGGCTATGACTTGGAGGGAATATTAAAGCCCCTGAACGGTTGTCTCTAATACCACCATAGCTCTCAGTACCAAGATAAGAAGTAATAATACCTTTTCCCATATAAATCTACCTATCCTTTCGTTTTATAGTCTAAATCCTTTGTGTATGACGTTTTAAATAACATTAGGTATAAATACCCTACACTATATTAAAACGCTATGTACGCTCTGTAAATCTATAATAAAATAGGGACTACTATTGTAGCCCCTTTATAAAACTATTCGTTTCTTAATGCTACCATTAGTCGTTTCGCTCTAGGTCTGATAAATACATTTGAGTTACTTGATAAATCAAGTCGTACTTTAAATGTATCCTCAGTTGTACCAATCTCAGCTACTAATTCATCAAACTCATAACGAGTAAGTTCATTAGATACTTGAGTAACTTTAGGTGTAGACTTAAGGTCTCTCCAACCATCCTCTTTACCGAACTTGTATCTGAACTTAACGTTAGTACCAGCAGGTTCAAAGGTTTCAAAGCTAATTCTAGCTCGGTTGTAAGGTACACCAGTCATATCCATTGTACGTCCAATATATGAACCATTCAATGCACTTAGGAAACTAGTTAACAACGTAGAATCTAAACTTAAAATTGGTGACATGTTTTGGTTTGCTTGGAAGATTGCTCTTAACTTAACAGCTCTAGCCTTTTCGTTAAACTCAATTTCCTCATATTCAGCAATAGGTGCCCAAGCTTTACTATCTACAGTAGTGTTCTGTGGTTCTGAATCGAATACTACTTTAGCCTCGAACAATGCACCAGTATTTTGTGGTGTTAAGTATGTACTCATCAATACTAAACTTTCTGCACTTACGTCTGTTACAGTATCGAATTGAATCTCAGCTGATTCGTTAAATTCAGCAGTATAGATATTAAATGTTAAGTCTGAGTCTTGGTGAACTGTCCATGCACTAGCGTTGGAACTTGAGTAAAGTACACCTTGGATATAAGGGTTACTTGTTACGGTACCTTTACCATTTAAGTCTTCTTCACCACGAGTAGCAATCCACATAGTGTATTGGTCAGAGTCTGTAAGAGCAACTACAGCATACTCTTTACCAGCAGACATTACTAATGGGTCCTCAAAGCTAACCTTAGTTTCAGCAGTACCATCAGCACTAATCTTAACTTGACTAGGAGTTAATACTGTTTCACCATAGATAGTCTTGTTAGGCATACCACCCTCAGAGATACCACGGATTTGAATAATCACGTTATCTACAGATGACTTAGATGCAAAGTATAGACCAACACTAGATAATACTTTATCTGTTGTAAATGAGAAACTTTGTGCAAGAGGGTCAATTAGAGTAATAGATACACGTTGTCTTAGAATAACATCCTCAACACGTCTTTGTGTACCAATTGACGTAAAGCTAGTTACCGCTGTATTGTTTGAGTTCTCTAATAATACTTCTCGAGTACCAGTACGGATACCTGCGGGAATAATAAATGAACCTTTTGCTAAACCATTAGAGTTTGAGCGAATAGAACCTGTTTTAGTACCTGCAACGAAACCGCTAGCTGGTGTAATAGGTGCCATAACCCCATCAAAAGATAATGTTAAGTTGTCTTCATTAGGACGTAAGTTCTCAGCTTCAAAGTTAACACGGATTTGTCGCATTTCCATAATAGCCGATTCTAAAGTACGTTGACCACCACTAGACATACGAGTACCGCTCATAGCATTAGCACGAGTATAAGAACCATTTACCTTAGAGTCTAGAGAACTATCTCCACCCCAAGTAGAACTATTATCTAACTTAATATTAGATACAGCATCCATTTGGTCATCTACCCAAGATTCGTTACGGTGAGAACCCCACCATCTTCTTACATTAAGTGTTGTTGGGTCTACATCATCTGTAACTGTTACTTTCTCAGTATTAATCCAGGAGTCTTCACTAGGGTCTAATTTAAGTACACCCATCTTGTTATAAGAGTTGTAAGGGTTAACGTTTAATGAGTCAGAAACTAAAGGTTGTGAAATTGATTTAACTTCTGTAAAAGGAGCTGTAATCAATCGTCCCCAAGAATGAGCAAATGGATTAGTACTAGAAACATTAGGTTTCTTAACTGTCTCTTTAGAGATAGGTAAAGTAATCTCGGCATCTTCAAAAGAGAAACCAATATTAGCATCAGGGTGAGTAGAGTCGTATTTATTTGTAGAAATAAACCCATCTGAGAATACTCCACGTAACTGTTCTCTGTTTTCTGCTGAGAAAATCTCATCATCTAAAGCAGTAAGTGCTTGGTTATATTCAATTGTATCAATACGAGATTTCATTTTCTGTAAGTCAGCCATAGATAATCTATTTAAAGCTGATTTAACACAGATACTTGAAGTAGAGTTAGGAAGTACTAATACTGTTCCTAATGGTAAAGTGAATGGGTCAGCGTGAATTGGTTCTACTACATTGTTAACAGAATCAGGTTCACCTTTTTTAATAGTAATATTACCATCTTTATCCATTACAATAACGTCTTTACGAGCTAAGTAGTAGGTATAGTCGATTAAAACTTGAGTGTTTACAACTGGTTTAGAACCTGTCATACCATTAAAGTCAATCCACCATGTTCTAGAATCTCCACTACCTTCAATTACAATCTTGTAGTCTTGGTCTTTAACCATTGTTTTGTTATAACGGTAGTCTACATAGTAACTTGAACCACTAGCTGGCTCTGAGCCACTAGGAGACCAAGAAACTGTATTACCATTTACAAGTACATAGTCTGTACCTTGTACATAAGTAGTAATGTCTGTGTAAACTTTAGTGATTTCTGATACTGAACCATTAGCTAAGGTATCTCCTGAGTCTTGTGTTACCCCACGAGATTTAACCTCTTTAGTAACTTGTACTTGACCACTAACTCTTTGAATATCAGCTACTGGGTTATTACCTACTCTACCCTTACGAGTTGTAGAGTTGTAATAGAAAGGTTCATTTTGTACTGTACGAGAGTCTAAAGCTTTATCTAATTCAATACGTCTACTAGACATTAATTCATTACGGTATCCTTGTACGTAAGCAATACCTTTATCCACTACTAGTTGTAATTTGTTTTGGTTTGTCGGGTGCGCCTCAGTATAAAGGTCTAGACCTTCAACACGATATGAGCCCGATTCCTCATATGTACGTTGTGCTAAAATATCATTTAGTTTAGACAACTCAGGGTTAGAGTTACTTGTAAGAATAACACCATCTTTAAAAGTATAAATTTCTACAGCGTTCTCACCATTACTAGTTACCGTAACTGTTTCTTTTAAAGCATTATGAGACTCAGATAGGTAAGAGTTCGCATATGTCGTATCATCTAATAGTAATGGGTCCTCTCTAGGTGTTACAATTTCTCTCTCAAGTTTTACATAGACTGTAAAATCACCGTTAGGGTTAAAGTTAATTGTCTTAGGTTCAAAGGTACGTACCTTACCATTTAAATAAACTTTACCTTTTTCAATTGTAACAGTTTTACCTGTAGAAGAACTTGAAGAGTCTCTAACTGTAAAAGCCATACCCTCAATAATATCCCCGTCTCGCATAAGGGTGTTACCCATGTTGGCAATACTATCATCTACCATATCGAAAGACTCATTTAAAGCCTTAGCAAATAATGGTTTGTCAGGATTATAAATATTTTTTGTGTACCCTTTACTAGGGTCATAGTTACTGTAATTATCTAAATTGTAATCTGCCAATTATTTCATTCCTCTCTTTACCTATTCTACTGAGATAATAAATCGTTCTGTGATTGTTACATTCTCAATACGATTAATAGGTTTTGTATTTTCATAAGCATGTAAATATCCTTTACTGCTTACTTCACTAGGTAATAGGTTAGTTTTTGTAATTCCACTAATAGGTGTTAAACCAATATGGATGCCTACTTGTCTATATGTACCTAGTGGAAAGTCTGTAGGGTTTAATTTTGTTTCATAGCCTACATAAGTAGCACCCTCTGTTTCAGCATTAGCATCAGGAACCTTTACCCACTCTTGGTTGTTGTAATAGAATCTTTGGTAATTTGTTGTTTCATTTGGTTTAATTGGTCTACATAAGAAAACAGATTCTACTTTCTTATAACCAATAACTTCTTCTAAACTTGTTGTACTCTTGTTTGGTATTGGAGGAAGTTTCTCGTTTGACCAAGCTGTACTTCTTCCAATCGCAAAGTAAGGGTTTGCTTTAGCTTTTAAATCTTTAGCTAGCTTTACTTGCGATACTGTGGTTGTAATTGCCAATATTCAAACCTCCTTTATTCTAACTTAATATATCAGCATACTAACCGTAAGGTAGCACTTCATTGTATAGTTTTTCATCACTTAAAGTAAGTGAGTGTCCAGTATTAGAACCTGTAACACTAATAGGTAACTCTTTACTGTATCTATACTCTAAATACATGTCCTCGATGGTTACTTGTTTATTAAATGTTTTAACTCTCAAGATAGTGATTAAGCTATCATTCAGAGCTTTGTGCATATCAATTTGTTTAGATACAATAATTGTGTTTTCTTTGAATAAGTTTCTCTCTAACAGTGCCCATTCTCTAGTAAGGAAATTATAGTACTCTACTTCAAACGTTCTACCGCTTTCTCCATTCAAGGAAAGAGTAAAGTTATTATTAGATAGATAATCTATATAAGAGTATCTGTCATTTTTAATAATCTTGTCCTTATGGTTAGTATAGAAATGGCTAAGGTCAAACACTGTATAGATATAACCTAGGTTATTATTAGGTAGGGAAATGTCAGTTGGTTCTTTAATATCAGTATTCTCATCCAGGTCCTGTAATCTAAAGTTAGAGCTAGGATTAAAGTCTGCACCAACACCCACTACATGTTTAAAATCATTTAATGTTTCTGTGTTGCCTGTAATAAGGTCCATTCTGTTGTTGAATAGAGAAGGGTCTAGCTCTTCATTAGTAGTGGCACTAGTACTAAGCAATACAAATTCTTCTCCATCAATAACAACTACTTTATCAAATATAGAGAACTTACCCATGATACCTTCAAAAATACCTACGGTACGTTCATATTCTTTAAAGCTATCATATACATTTAACTTATGTGTAGATAATAAATCTTTATCTGCATTAGGGTCGTTACTAGGTAAGTTTGTATCTACATTCACATGTACAGTCACACCAGCGGGTTTGAATAAATCAATCACGTCTAGCATATCTTTTGGAAACGTTTCCCCTACAGTAATATCCATAACACCATAATTGTAGTACTCACCAATTAAATGGTGCTTACCGTTAAGTCTACTTTCTACTCGGTTAAGGTAGAAAATATCTTCCCAAGGTTCGTATATTTCAATACCAATATATTCATTCTCTAAGAACTCTCGAATACCATACTTAACACTTTCAACGGTACCTCTAGGTACGTTTACTTTCTCTATAATACGGTCTCTATAATCACTATCGCTCTCACCAGTCTTACGTTTTACACCGAACCAGTTACCCCAAGCATTATCCAGGAACCAACCAGTAGCTGTGTAAATTGCACTCTGTGATTTAGATTGAATGGTTTCTAATTCCATTTCCTCTAGTTGCTTGTCAATAGCGTTTAATATTGCGTAGTTACTATCACTATACTTATTTTCTCTTGTTCGCTTTAGTAATGGGTGTATCTTATCTAAAAAAGCCATACCCTATACCTCCTCTCTATACAAAGTTTACTTTAACATTACCTGAGCGAATCAATTCATTATCCTCAACAATAATATTATCTTCTAAGTTTGTAATTTTAACATCATAAATCAATACATCATCAATGTTCATTACTAATTGAATAATATCACTTAATATTAAATCGTCACTAGCTGTCATGTTATTTAGGTAAGCTTTAACCTTCATTTCAATTTCTTGTTTAAAGCTAGCTCTCTTCATAGTTACATCGCTTAGTACAATATCAATAGTTAAATCAATTGGTCTCTTAACTACAGGGAACACTTCTAACTTAATACCAATTGGTCTATAGTTTTCCATAATAGCTCCCTCAACCTCACTCTTAAGATTGTCAGGTAGGTTACCATTTAAGTCATGAGCATAAACTCTAATGTATCCCGTTTCTTCGTACACATAAACACCAGCCACGTCAGGTACCGATAGTGTAGCATAAGAAATAGCATTCTTAGTTGCTCTACCTCGTGTTTCAATAAAGTGTCTAAAACGTTCTTTAGTAATCTCAATAGGCTCTAAGTCAGCACCAGTTAAAATGTCCTCGGGGTTTGTAATACCTTTAATACCTGAGATATTACTTACAATGGTATTAATCGTGTTTCTAGGTACATTACCTTGTGAACCTGTTTCAGTACAGTAAACAGTAATGTATGCCTCTGTAACACCCTCGGGGATTACATATGACTCTAGTGTTTCATAAGTCTGATTGATTCCTGAATAGCTAGACCTAAAAGCGGAACCTTTAGAAATAACTAAACGTTGTTTTGTTTTTGTACCAAAGTCAATACGGATTTTACCATATGCCTTACGAGCCTCTTTACGGTAGAAACCAAAAGACTCATAAATACCTTGTTCAATACCCCACTCAATGTTCTCATGAGTTAGTGTATAGTACTGCTCCATCTCCATAGCAATTGCCTCATAGATAGACATAATAACTGAACCTTCGGTAAAGTCATTAATATCTCGTGTCTCAATGAGGGTTAAATCAATTAAATCACTAAGTATGTTATCTATATTCTTAATTCTCATTTTATTCCTCCTATCTTACGATATAATTACCCTCAGGGTCCGACTCTATCAACAAGTCAAAGTACTCTTCAATACTTCTTAGTTCTACAACAAACTTTCCTTCATATACATTAAAGTCTATTCTAGAATATTCAGCATACACGTTTGCAATCCTTTGGTCAACTAAAATTGTTTTAGTAATCTCATCTTCAATAATACGAGCTACACCTAGTGTGTTTTTACCAATTATTTTGTGTAACTCTGAACCATAGTTAGGGTGTAGTAATAGCGAACCTCTAGGTGTAAGTAAACGAGCCATTACCGCTTGTTTTAAGTTCTGTACACCTCTAACAGTAGAAACGTCTCCATGCTTACTGTTTAAGCTAAATATCTCGCCTTGTAAACCACGTTCTGCATAGTCATAAGGGGTATCTATCATAGATAAATCTCTACCCAATACAAGGTCCAATACGTTGTTTATATCTCTACGTGTTAAGTTATCTGTATTTACATCCATTAAAGACTGTTCAATGGGGATAGTAATTGTAGAACCTACCATAACTACATTCTCGGGGTCAGCAATATGTTCCTGACCTTGTTTAACAATATAAGGATATTTTAGATTATTATAATCTTTAATTGTATGCCATTCATTAACATTTCCATAATATCTTTGTGCAATTGATTGGAGTGTATCTCCTTGTGAGATAACATGTTGTTTATAATCTGCCATTCATTTCACCCCTAATCAATGGTGCCTGTTGTCTCAATGTACCTAGTTGGATAATCATGTTCTGTAAACCTAAGGTAATTCCTTTATACTCCTCTTTACCACTAAAGAAAGATAATAGGTATCTTAGATTTTGGTAAGGTACATTAATTGTTCTTGTATTTACATAGTTTACTAAATACGGTTCTTCATTTACTGCGTAGTCTAATGCACTTGTTTCCAGTACAATAGTCTGAGCAAGTAAGTAAATAAATTTATTCGTATATTTAATATTTGATTCCTCAATTGCTGTAAGGAATGAATCACTAGGTAATTTTTTACTGTTTGCTTTAATTCTATTATCATTAATCCTACGCATAAACTCTATAGCATATACAGAAAGGTTTAAGTTAGGTTTAAAGTATTCTGAAAAGTATTCTTGCTTGTGTTCCTCAGAGGGTAAGATAACCTCACCATTCTCCAAGTACTGTAAAGGTTTTATAAAACGTATAAATGCAATTGGGTAACTCATTATCTTACACCTCCTCCTACTATTGCGCCCATACCAGTATTATTACTTGGTCTAGTACCTACTTGACCACCAAAGCCCTCATTCTCACTAGTACTATTATCGTTAGTCTTATACCCATTTTCCTTATCTGATTCGATGCCCATAGTTTCTCTCATATCCTCTAAAGCACCATGGTAATAGTCAGAACTACTATTAGGATTACGTGATGGGTTTCGCCCGTCTAGGTTACCTGTAGCGGTACCATCACTACCTGAACCAAAGGGATTACCTGTTGATGGTGTAATGACTTCACTATTACTAGGCTTACCTGCCTCTCTAATAACGATTAAACTAATTGTGTAAGTATATAATAAAGGTTGTGTAGCATCTCTAGAAATGTTCAACCCTTCCTGAGAAAGGTGAACAACAAATGATTCGTCATCTGTAAAATTATAGAAATACAATTCTTTATTAGACCCACCCTCAGCGTGTCCACTAATAGCATAACTACGGATAAAGTCTCTTAATTCAAATAGCCTATCAGCCCCCGTCTTACCCTCACTATCTTTACGTAAACCAGTAGTACCTGAGAACTGGATTAAAGGTAAGTCTGTACCATAGTCTTCAATAACTGCCTGTGTTCTTGTCTTATATGTTGCTGTACGTTGCCCATAAGTGATTTGGTAGTTAGTAGGGTTAATCTTAAATCTGTATGTGTTGCCATCGCTAGTACGTAACATCATTCTCTGTAGCTTTTTACCGCCATATTCCTGTGGCATATATCTACCACCTCTTTCTCTTTATTCTCACTAGTAATATAGTACCAAAAAAGGTACACTATTGACTATAATGTACCTTCTTTTTTGTCCGTTATGTTTACCGTATACTTATCATAAAGACTGAATGAACGTTCATTTAGTATACTAATAATCTTAGGTTTTACTACTAGATAGTACACTTCCCCATTAAGCTTAAACTTCTTGGCTATATCTCTTCCATTAACAGTAATCTCCTCTTTGCTATCTAGAGAGTCTATTAAGTATTTAGTGTAAGCTGTATGATAATTAATTGCATCATCACAATCCACAAGTACTGTACTTCCATCACTAGCTTCATCTATTCTATTAGATAACCAGTTATTGTACTTAATCTTTTGAACAGGGTACATGGACTCTAGTAGTTTACAATCCTTGTCCAGGAAAGTCTTCATATTAATTCCTCCTATACACAAAAAGAGAGTTCCTTAGAACTCCCTTATAATATATTACTTATTTTGTAAAGTGTAAATTAAAGACTCTAAAACAAGTTTTTCTCTGTTATTCTTAGGTTTAACTGACTTATAGAACTCAAGTAAGGTCATCATCAATCTCCTTTTGGATATTGTCAATACGTTGTCTTAGTCCCTTAGCATACTCTTCATCCCCATAGAATAAAGCTAACTCGTATCTACCCTCTAAATACTTAGCCTCTTGGGCTAAATGGATTTTACGATAAGTTTCATTAGAACTCTTAACAATTTCTTGTTTTACATTATTCTTTTTATGGCTTGGAGTATTATTATTCATACTTATCTCCCTTTTCAAACTCTCTATCAAGGTGAATTAAAAAATCTCTAATTTCTTTTAAAATTCTTCTTACTCTACTCATATTATTTGAACTCCTTAAAGAATAAGTTACCACCAACATTTACACCACTTTGACCATTAGCAATTGCATAGTTTGCCTCTTGGAAAAATAGGTAGTCATGGTTAGAACCTACAGCAAGTGTATCATCAATTGCTTGGTACACACCACTACTAATTGTATCGTTGTGACTTCTCCATACATGTCCGTCTCGAACAGACTCAAATTGATTAGGTGCGTGTAGTACTTCCATGATTGTGTTCTCAGCAAACTTATCACTTTGAACACGGTTATAGATTACACCCATTACCCACCGTGCATTAGTATAGTCTCCACCAGCCTCTTGTTGTACAGTACGTGCTAGTAAAGCATACTCATTAGTAGTTAAACCACTATTTACCTGTGGTGTCTGAACAGGGGATACAGTACTTGCGTAGTTTCCTCCATTAGGTACTACTAACTCATTAGGAAGGGTACCAATTACATTACCATTACCATCAATAGATACACCGTTTGTTTCTGCTAATTCATATACGTCTACACCTAAAGTTTGGCTAGCACTCCAAAGAGTCTCACCACTAGATAATGTATATGTAGAACTTGTATTGGCTTGTACAGTTGGTTCGTTCTCCTGTGTAATACTCATTAAACCTCCAGTTGTTAAAGCTGTAATAATCGCTGTCGTTAAAATACTCTTGTTTAGTTTCAAAATAATCCCCTTTATTTAATCCTTAGTTTCCCATGTACCTAATACATTACCATCACGTTTTAATTCTACGAAACTATGTTCCTCTAAAACTTTTCTAGAATCAAAACCATGTGGTACTACAATTGCATATCCACTTACTGTATTACTTAATGTTAAATTACTTTCATTGAACTTACCATAATACTTAATACTATCCAGTACTGAATTAAACTCCTCTTCGTTATCTGTGTCAATATCAAACAACCAACGTTGTGATAGTGCATTTTCTTTCTTAGATGCAAAGCTTACTAGTTTATTGTAAACATTGTTTGGACTTGTGTTTGGGTTGTCAATCAAGTAGTGTACTAAATCAACATTTGCTTTATCTGTGTTTCTAGGGTTAATAGAGACATACATACGAGATGTTTCACCTCTAACCCCTTGGTCTACAAAATATAAAAATTCTTCTTTTAGTTCTAAGACAACCCCCTCAATAGTATCTGTAAGATTTAAATCCTCTTCTAAATCATGGTTATGTAAGAAAGCTTTTGTTCTTTGTTTAAAACCCTCTAGTTCTTTATTATCTTTGTTACGACTTGTAAACATTACTGTAAAATATTTATTATCCATTTTCTTTCCCCTTCCTTATCTGTTAAATATATAATAACACCTTAAATTAATTAAGTCAACAAAAAAGAGAAACTTTTTTCAGTTTCCCTTAAATTTAATTATATTCTAATTTAACTATTGAAATACAATTCTTGTACCATCAGGCATAATAGCTACGTTGTCAGGTTTACCCTCAGTATCTTGAATAGGCTGGGTATCATACTTAGTTAAGTCATAGGCATCAATAATATTTATGAGCTTGTTAGCATACCCTGGGTCAGTAGCATAAGTACCTGTAAGACCCTCTGCCTGCTCTTTAGGTGACTTAGCATTAAGCGCATCTTTATAATAATTCTCATACCAGGGTGAACGTGTCATAATTGTATCATGGTCCTTAAAGCCTTCATCTAAATCTTTATAGATTCTAAATCTAGCTTCAATAGTATAAAAGTTGCCATCACTATCTGCCTCTTGAGTGTTCACTACATATGCTTCAACATTAGGGTTGTCTTCTTTTCTACCCCAGTAGTTATTCGCCTCTTTAGCTAAAGTTGATTCTCCCCATGCAGACTCTAAAATAGTCTGAGCAAGAGTGATGCTTGGAAAGAAGTGCTCTTGGTGAGCCTGTGCATATGGTGCCATTGTTTCAATAAACTTTAATTTATCTACCATTATCTAGTCCCCTTAATTCTGTTTCTAATAATAACGTACCCGAAAAGATTAATACACACAAAAATAATTAAAAATACAATTGTTGCATTATTATTCGGTGAAAGTGCAAATAGCTCTAGACCAATAATAATATAAGCTAATAAAGTATATCCTAAACCTTTTCTATACTCTTTATTAACTATATACTTAGTACCGTTAACCATAAAGTACCCTATTGCTTTACCTAGGAATAAAGCTAAACAAATCAAAATTAGGTAATATAAAATCAAATCTATCTCCTCCTTCTTATTTATAGTATAACACATCTTTTAGAAAAAGAAAAGGGTAGATTATACTCTACCCTAAATATTCTTACTAATCTTTTACTTCTTCAACTCTATACTTCTTACCGTCTAAGAGAATCTCGTTAGGTTTAAGGGCGGTTGCTGTATAAGACTTATCGCCCACAACAACTTCATTATCCGCTTTATCCTTAGGCTCCTCTTTAGGAGTCTCTTTAGGGGTTTCCTTAACCTCTTCTTTAGGAGTCTCTTTGACTACCTCTTTAGGTTTCTCTTGTGGGGCACTAGAGTCACTAGGAGAAAGTTTAATCTCTTGACCAATACTTAGAACATCGCTCTTAAGGTTGTTCCATTTCTTAATATTGTCTACAGTAGTACCAGTAGTACTTGCAATCTTATATAAGGTGTCTCCCTTAGAAACAGTCCAGTTATTAACTTCACGAGGTTCTTCTAAGTCTTGTTGTAGAATCCAAGAGTTTAGTTTCTTCAATTTGTATGCGTAGTCAGAGTAACCTACTTTAAATTCTTTAATCTCTGCGATTTCATCTTTCGTACCTTTAAAGTCTTTACTCATAGGTGCGTATACTTTATCAGCAGGTTTAACCCAGTTCTTAGCTCCTGCACGGATAGTAACTGTGTCTCCGACTTTCATCTTAGACCATTTACCCTCGTTACCTACGTATTTCTGTAAGCTAGAACCAGCTGTGTTAGTGTTCTTTTTAACTACAGCATCAGACTCTTTTACTTTAAGTACTTGACCAATAGAAAGGGTATCACTCTTAAGGTTGTTCCAAGATTTAATCTTAGAAACGGTTACCCCATAAGTTTGACCAATCTTCCATAATGTATCTCCCTTAACAACTGTATGTGTTGCCTTGTTCTCAGACACTTTTTGGCTTTCAGTAACTTTACTTGCGCTACTTGCTGAGTCTTTAATAACAGCTTTGTTACCTTGTTTATCAGCAATAGATACTACACGGTTAGTGTCTCCACCAGCTACTAGAATATCATAGTAAGCTTTAGTTTGGTTAAATAATTCTGTCCAGTTAGAACCATGTCTTTGTAGGTAAGCAATAGGGTCTACATGGTCTGTACCCCCCTTAAATTTACTTACTGCATTATGTGACCATACTGTACCTTTACCTGTGTTTTCAGCATTGGTACATGGTAGGTTGTAGTAAGCAAGTTGTACTGCACCCCAAAAGGCAGTTCTATCAATAACTTGTAAGTGCTGTTTATCGGTTAAGTTCTTGTCCTCTGTCATCTCGATTTGAACATAGTAAGGGTTACCTTTAGGTCCAACACCCCATTGTCTATAATCGGTAGAGGCAATCTCACGAATCTCATTATAGTTTGCCCAGGCACTTGTAAAGGCATTTTTAAAGTTCCGTGTCATGAAATTAATTTCACTTAGGAAATTAGCATTACGGTTACCACTAGAATGGTATACAATACCATCAGGCTTGCCCTTACCTCGAGCGTAAGGACCAGCATAACCAGTAGGTATAGTATACTTCTGATTAACGGTATACTTAAATTTAGCACTATTTGGAATTGCCATTTTCTTATCCTCCTTATAATAATGTATTAAACTATCATTTTAAATCTAAGTCCAACCAAAAACTAGATTTATACTTTAGGATTAAAGTAACTAATTAAAAAACTGTAGAGCATTTATTCATATTTTTTATATAAGTCTTCTTTACTAGTGTTGTCTGTGTCATAGGCTTCACTATTTCCTTCTACCACAATCGCAGAGTCCTCTTTGCTAGCCTCTGTATCTTCATCTACTACAATAGCAGAATCTTCTACAGTAGCTTCACCATCTTCAATCTCTTCAACCTTGATTCGTTCACCAGGTTTGTCATAAGATAATACTAAGTCAGAGTCTTTAAACCCTTTAGTAGTAGGGTCAATAAGGATACCCCAAATACCAACAACAACTGGAATGACTTTTCCAGGCGTACTAAAGAAGTCTCTGAACATTGCAAGTAGGTCTCCCCAAGTATTGAAGTCCTCGATTTGAGCACCCATACTCGTAACAATGTAAGAGATTAATACAGCAATAAGTGTAATCCAAAATCTAGGGTTACTAGCTCTTGCTTTAAGGTTTAAGCCTAAAAAGTTTTTACTATCCAATATAATTTCCTCCTTTCTGTTAATCTAACTTTAATATAGAACAAGTTTGTTCTATAGAAAAAGGACCCGTTAGGGTCCTATTATATTATAGTTTAGTCCAACCTTGTGGGTAATCTGTAGGTGAGTAAACATTGCTATCAATTGTAGATTCGTATACTGAACCATTGAATACTACTTTAACACCTTTAGCATAAGCATCATGAGCACCAGTTGGTTGTTTGAAGTCACTAATTATTTCTACACTTCCTTCCCCTGTAGCTACATTTACATTTAAGTAAGGAGTATAGATAGCTGGTGTATCAGTAGGTTTCCAGTCAGCTTGACTAGTGTGAGCCTGAACAACTCTGTATAAGCTATTATCATAGTTTACAACATCGCCTTCGGTATAAGCTGTATCTACCTCCCAAGTTGGATAAATAGAATTAATGCTCTCTCGTTGCTCATCAGTAAGTGCTCCTGAGTAGATAACACCGATTAAACCTTTAAGGTCTTCGTTTTGTTTAGCTACAATTGCTTTCGTTTCCTCTAAAGCACTCTTTACTTCTTTAATCCCGTTATTACTAGTCTCTTCTGCTTTAGTAATCTTTTTATCAGACTCTTTTGAGACTTCCTCAATCTTTGTGTTAACTGCCTCCTCTACGGAATCAATTTTGTTATCTAGTTGTTCATTGACTTCCTTTTGAGCTCTCTCCTTGTAGTTAGCAAGGAAGAAACTTTCTAAAGCAATATCTACTAACTTCTCAGGGTTTGTTTCTCCTTCATAAGGGTCTTGAATACCTGTAATTGTTGCAAAGGGACTTATTTGTCTAATCATAATTTCTGCAACTTGTCTATCGCCTTTGTTTATTGGGTTAATACTTAAAAATTCAAATGCCATATTATAACTCTCCATTCTTAGCTAGTTGTTCTAAAAGTAACTTCTCAATTAGTCGTTGTCTATCCTCTTCTAGTTTACGTTGTTGTTCTTCTAAAATTCTTTTATTTAACGCATCCTGTTCTTCTTTTTCAATTTGCTCTTGTGTTTTCCAAGACATATTAGCCATTATTATCTACCTCACTATTAAGCTCTGTATTGTCCTCTAGGGCTGTTTATCCCTTGCTAGTATAATCATACCCATCTACCTCTAAGACCTAACCAGGAAGGCTATCGTCATTGTGTTGAGGTTCTATAGGTTCTTCTATAGGTTCTTCTTCTACCTCAGTATCACCACCTCCCATTTCCATTTCAGCCATATATTCTTCCATTAATTTTTCCTCTAACTCACGTTGTCTAGCTAGCTCTTCTTGAAGCTTACGTTCCTCCTCTTCTAGGTAGGCTTGTTCTAAAGCAGACTCTATGTCGGTGAACTCAGGGGTTTTAAGTAGGTCATCATCAGGTTCAATAGGTTCAGGTATTGTAATATCGGGTATAGGTTCTAACTCATGTTCAGAAAGTACTTCATCTACAATAGGGGTATAATCTATGTTTTCTTCTTTGCTGTATTCATGCTCAGTTAGCTTTATTACCTCAGGTTCTCCTAGCTCCTCTTCCTCAGGCTCTATTGGTTCTTCTATAGGTTCTACAGGCACTTCTACTGGTTCTCCACCAGGTTCTGTTGGTTCCTCGGGAAATTCGTTATCTGAATAGTGCTCCTCTAAATAAATATATAAAGGGTCTTTTTCGTACTCTGTTAAATCATACTTACTCGTATCTATATCCTCAGGGAAATTTAAATAACTGTCATCAGTAGGAGGTATTGGTCTATAAAGAGTTACATATAGGTCTTCATTAGTTCTTATAGCCTCCAATAAAGGCTCAATAGATATATTAGTAGACTCTACACTTTGTAACTTACCTTCACCCATAAGGGTAAAGTCATACTCCTCTTCTTTATCTTCATATTTTACATATAGTATATCACCGATTACCTTTACAAAAAGGTAATCGTTATCTTCTAGCTTCACTTGTGGTGAAAAAGTTATTATCATACTGGCACCTCCTTATTTCCATCTACCTATAACCATAGCCCTAACACCAACACCGAAATTACTTTGGGCAGGAGCGTCATCACCAAAGTATATATAAATATTTGCTGTTGTATAGTTCCCAGCAGAGTTAGGCTCAACAAGTGACCCTGTTGTAGATTTGTTTACAGCATTAGAGCCTGAATACGCATCTTTCTCTACGAAACAGGTGGGTCTGATACTTGTGAACGTTACTGGTAATGTCCATACTCCTGTTAATACCCTTCCGCTAACAAACGTATCTATCCTTTGGTTCTCTTTCCAAGCTATCTGTGTACCGTCAGGGAAACGAACCCATTCGCCATTATCATTTGAACCTCTGGTAACTTCCAAGGCGCTAATGTCTTCCATGTAGGGTATTTCTTTCCAAGGTTTCCACGCCCCAGTTCCGCCAACCTCAGGGGGGTTTCCTGACCTTGTTTTTAGCCTACCTCCATTGTAGTTAAAAATCACCTGACTTACGGTATCTGCCCCACCATGAATAGTAAGCATTTGAGACCATGAGCTATCTGAGGGGGCATTTGTGTGACCACTATTTAATCTATATGCTCCTGAGTCCACTATAGTATTCAAGTTTGTACTTGCAGTCAAGTTTTTAAAAGAGTTTCTAGCTCCCTTCACATACAAGTTCCCATCAATATAGGCATCTCCACCTACGTCTAAAGCTCCTTTAGTATAATCCTTACCAACACCTATACCTTGGTTATTTTTATCTAGTGTAAGAGGTAACGCAGAACTTGTCATATTATAAACGTTGCTTGATTTATTACCTAGGCTATCGGTAATTTCTATGGAGAAATCAAAGTTACCAAACTTGTCTAAGTTGGTTACACTATAACTAGAACTATCAGTTGCT